AGTAATGAGTATTGGTCAATTGACCATAAGTTTGCTGGCATTGACACTACTGGTGACGAACAATTTACCCTCTGCGCTGCAGGCCTTAAGGGTTCGGTGACTTCTAAGCGTTCTCACCTGGTAATGATTGATGACGCTATTAAATCTGCCGCTGACATTGCCAACCCTGACATTCGGAAACAAATGCAGGAGAACTGGAACGCGGTGATTGCTCCCACCATGTTTGAAGGCGCACGTGCTATTTGCCTTGGAACTCGCTTTAGGCACGATGATATTCACGCCACTACTTTTAACAAACAGAACAATTGGATGCAGATCGTTCTTTCTGCAATTAATACAAACCTTAAAACAGGAGAAGAAGAGTCTTATTGGCCTGAGATGTGGTCACTAGATTATCTCAAAGAAAAGAAACGGCAAGCGCCAATTGCTTTCTCGTTTCAATATATGAATCAAATTGTCAGACAGAACGAGCTTTCTCTGGCGCCAGAACTAATTGTTAAAGCGGAAATTTCAACGGAGTTTGATACGCTCGGTATTGGTGTGGACCTTTCTGCTGGCACCAAAGAGAAGAACGATTACACCGTGATGATCCTTGGCGGACGCATTGGCGACCGCATTCATATCATCGATTACAGGCGCATACGCGTCATGGGCAACCTGGAAAAACTGGACGCTCTTAAAGAATTGTTGAACGATTGGTCGGTGATTGGACGTGATGATAGCGGAAATTATTTTCCGACTTATTCCACATGTGATATTTGGTCAGAAGCCGTCCAATACCAAGCTTCTCTCGAAGCTGACTTCAAACGGGTTTGCCTGAATAACGAAGGTCTCTACAATTTGATTTGGCATCCAGTCAAAGGTTTCCGTGCAGACAAGCTGGCACGTTTCCGTGGAATCATGGGCATGTTTGAAGATCGAAAGATAATCTTCAATCGTTTCCGGAACTTCACAAATCTCTTCGAGGAACTCACAAATTTCGGCGTTAGTGGTCATGATGACTGCGTTGACGCGTTGGTTTGGTTGGTTACTGGACTTGCAAGAAAAGGTCAGTTGCACATTGATTACTAATCCTAGAATTAGAAAAAAAGCAGTGCATTCGTGGGACCCGAATATGTAGCCATTGGCATCACTGCCCTTGTATCGGCGGTTACAGGCGCTACGTGGGTTGCCAATAAAATATTAGATAGGCATCAAGAGCGGATCCAACAAGCTTTTGATTACATTGGATCTCAAAAACGAAGGATTGACATCTTGGAAGATCAAATCAACCGCATGCCTTTGGACTATGTGCTGAAGGTTGATTTTCTCCGGGAGATCCAGGAGATGCATGATAATTTTAGACAAATCAATGACAAGCTTGATAAGCTAATGGAAAAGCTTTTGTCAAAATGAGCTACATTCTGGAAGTAGAAGAAGACGAAAACGGAGAAAATTTTATTACTTTGCCTGACGAACTAATCGAAGAACTTGGCTGGCAAGAGGGCGATGTTCTTGATTGGGATGTTCGCGGTAACGGAATTATTTTAACCAAGGTTAACGACTCCCCTGGTTACGAAGTTATAGAAGAGTAGAATACGAAAAAAGAGATAACGACATGTTTTACGGCGGTGAATCAAACGTTCCAGGCGCTCCCGGTAATTTACTGGCAGGCGCCCCAAGCTTTGACATTCGGCGTGTACCCGGTGCGTTAGGTGGCCGCTCAGGTGAACAGCTTCGCCGTTTGTATGAAGGCGGCACCCAACAGAACGAACAGCTCAATGACGAGTTGATGCGTCGTGGCATTATGCCCGGCAGTGGGCCGCAGCTTCCCATGGCCTTTGGCTCCAGTAATCTCCCTGGGGCTGTAGGCAACATGGGCGGTATCGCCAATGCTCAGTTCTTTGAAGGTCCTCAGCTTGGTCAAGCCTCTCCGCAAGGTGAGCCACAAAAACCTTATGGTGGCGCACCAAATATTCCTCTGACTCCAGAGCAAAAGGCTAAGCTCATGCAGCAGGGCAGTCCGCCGCCCGCTGAGTTTAACATTCAAGATTATTTACGCAAAGCGCAGGCACCTGGCAGTTTTCAAGCAGATTCTTTAGTTGCCAATGTTCCCGGCCGTTATCCGAGTGGCATGGAAGGCGCAGTAGACCTTACTTATCCAGCTGGAAGCCCTAACTATGGCAAGCCGGTGCCAAACCCTATGCAGCCCGGTCAACCCCTAGATGCAAACGCAGCAGAAATGGAAATGATTCGTCGTTTGCGTTCCGCTCCCCAAGGATTTCAAAATAAAATGGTTTACTGATGGCACAAGACAATAGCAAATATTCCAAACCTGAGCTGCGTGAGCGGATCAAAGATCGGATTATGGCCGGCGAAAAAGGCGGCAAAGCTGGTCAATGGTCGGCACGCAAGGCTCAGCTCCTCGCCCAGGAGTACAAAGAGGCCGGTGGCGGGTATCGTGGTGGCAAAGGGGAAAAGCAAAAATCCTTAGAGAAATGGGGTAAAGAAAAGTGGATGACTAAGGACGAATACGAGAAACGGGGCAAAGCAAAAGCTGCTGCTAAAAAGTACAAAGAAACAAAGGATAAATGAAACAACAACCAATTTCAGATCTTTCAGTTAATCTTGCTGTTGATCCAAAAAGTTCAATTTCGTTTCGAGGCAACCCTCAAGAGTATCTCGCCAATTTCATTGGACGAGCCGGTAATACGCGTCCCGGAGGCATGCTGATTGGTGCGGATAAAATAATGGAAGAGATTCAAAGTAATTCCAGAAGATTCCGTGGCTGATAAAGCAATACAAAAAGGATATACAAAACGCTACCTTCCCGAGAAAGCGTGGGCTTCTTTGTCTAAAGAAGAAAGGCAGGAGACAGATCAAAAGAAACGAGAAGGCAGTCGCAAGGGAAAACAATTTGTTTCAAATACGGAATCCGCCAAGAAAGCGGGCAAGGCTGCTCGCGCAGCTAAACGTTACAAGGAGTCAAAATGAAAACTAAAAAACTTGTTAAGCAAGCGCTCAACCATCCCGAACTTTATTCTTCTGCCGAACTCGTATTCTTTGATAAGTGGTTGCGCCTGAAGAAGCAAGCGAAGGCTGCTAAGATCAATAAAGATAAAAAGGCAAATAGTTGATGGCTGGGGACGCAAAGGCCAGACTTAAAGAAATCATTGACTCCTACCTCGAAAAAGACGGTGGAGCTTCAATCGATACTGGCGTCGTTGCGGCACACCTTGCGCAGATGAAATTATTCGGCATCCGCCAGGGTGTCGAATTTTTTCCTGCCCAAGACAACTTTGGCAATCAACGCAAAGACTTTATTGATCGCGTAATTAAATACAACCAACTTGATACGCGCCTTGATTCGGTTTGGGATTATTTCCTTTGTGATGGACAGGGGTTGTTTTACATCCGTCCTACGCAAAATAATTACCGTCTTTACTTTTTCCGTAAACACGAATACAGAAGTTTCTACAATATTGACGGTGAGCTAGATGAAGTCGTCATCATTTATAGCTATAAGGTTCGTCAAGGTCTTGGCTTCCAGCAGGACATTGAAGTCAGTAACCTTAGTGGTCCGGCTGGCATGGGGCGGGGCGGCGTCAAGCGTTACATCCGTCTGTCGATTAAACGTAAAACAATCGAAGAAACGCATTCTGAAGGCGAGATTTCTTTCGACACCAACTACCAATCTGTCCCTGGCCGCACAAAAACATTTAAAAATACTCTTGGTTTTATTCCCTGCGTTGAAATCTTTAACAACGCTAAGGGCTTCTCGACAGAGGGCGTTGGTGAATTCGATGCGTTAGCCAATCACATCTGTACGCATGACGAAATGGTTCGCACCATGCGTAAGAACGTTCAGTTCTTTGGTAACCCAACACTGCTTTCGTCTCGTCCCAAGACAGACCTAATGGAGTCCGGTGGCGAAACCGTTGTCCAGCGTCCGTCTATTGCAGCTAACTCTGGTTTCATGGGCGGTGGTGCTCTGAGTCAGTCACGCTTCAAAGCAGATCCCGTCTATCGCGGTGTTGATGGTCAGCTCCGCGTTCCACGCATCATTGCCAACCTGGAGCCAAACGACCGAGTTGGTTATATCGTCCCTGACGCCATCACTGGTGACCAAAATTCTTTTGCACGCCAGTATCGAGAGGAAATCCGTACCGCCCTTGGTGGCGTTGATGAACTCTCAATTTCTGCAGGTGTTACTGCAACTGAATACAAATCTTTGTTTGGACGTGTTTCTGCAACATCCAAGAAAAAAGCAATTTCTATTTATACCTATGGCATTTGCCGTTGTTTGGAACTGATTATTTTCCAAGAAGAACGTCTTTTCCGTGACACCCTGGCCGCTGCTGCAGGTCTTGAAAAGCCCCTGGAATTACCAGAGACAGCAACGCCTGAAGACTTTGTTGCCTACGAAGATGCCATGGGCATGTTTGAAGATCAAGTCAAGCAGTTGATGATGGCTTGTCTGCGTACCCAGCAGATTCCTCCTGGTGTTTTAGGCCTTATTCCCGATGGTGATGTCACCGTTCAGTGGCGTTGGTTGGGTCCTGTTTACGAAGATTCCACCCAAGATATTCTCAACAACTCCATTGTTGTTCGAAATCTGCAAGAATTAGGTGTTGATAGCATTGAGGCACTGAAATACCTCTTTCCGTCTAAAACGGATGAGGAACGGGCCGAGATGCTATCTGGGTTCCCGTTCAGAATGGTGAACGAATTACAGGGTGCATACTCTGCTTTCGCTCGCTTAGTGGGAGGAATGATGCAGACCCCCCACCCGCAATCACCGGATTTACCGATGGCTGCGGACCCGCGATTGGATTTGACCCCATATCTGTATCGCACTTTAGAAGCCTTACAAAAGGAGATGAGTTATGCAGGACGCTACCGTCCAATCGATCCCACAGACGAGCCAAGCACCAGTGGCCGTCGCTCCGAGCAGCTACGTGGTGGCAGCACCGCAGGCAGCTCCGGCGCAGGCTCCAGTGGCTTATCAGGTGGGTACCAGCTACCCCCAAGCGGTGCCTCAGGCGGCCCCCAGCTACCAATCAGCCCCTACTCAGTACGCCCCCCAATCCCAACCGGAGGCACCTCAGGGGAATCCTTGGGAATCGGCGTTCAACAAGGTGGTGAACCTGCTGAGCGCACCAGTCCAATCCCCGTTCCAGGGTCAACAGTATCCAGCGACGACTCAGTTTACCCCGGCCAATTACGGACAGCCCAGCAGCCAAGCTACGCAACAATCGGCTCCGCAGACCTGGTCTCCCAGCCCGGCATACTCGCCCAGCTCTTCCCAAACTTCCTCGACTCCCTCCTTGGAGCAAATCGCGGACCTGGTGGGAATGAGCCAGGAAAGCCGTCAGGTGATGGACGCGTTCGGGATCGAAGCTCCGGCTCTGCTGAACAACTACGCTCTAAACCTGGAGCAAATGCTGGACAGCGCCGTCGCGTGGGGAAACCGCGCCGCTGACACGATCAAAGGCTACGCCGAGTTCTCTGTCAACGAGCACCAGGAGAACCTGGCTTACAACGAAATTCTGACCAACCCCGACGTGCTCAGCGATTACACGCTGAAATTCTTCGGTCCTGAAGGTCCCTATCCCGTGTACGAAAACGAAGCTCAACTGGAGACTCGCGGCTATCCTACCCAAGCCGTGGCTCAGCCTCAACTGGGTCAGCTGCCCGCTCCCCCGGCTGCCGCTGCTCCTCAGGCCCCCGAAAACTTCTGGGGCAACTTCAGTGAGATGATGGCTCGTGATCCCCAGAATGCCTGGCGCGTTCTGAACCAAGCGCAACCTCAAACAGTTGCTAACAAACTGTTTGTGATGGAGTGATAAATAAGTCGGTAATTTGTTTAACTTTTAAAAATAAATTACCGACTGCTAAAATTTGTGTTAGATAAGACATATATTGTCTGAATCTTTCACCCGGCAAAATCTCCCCAAGATTCTGGAGGATAAAACAAAGTGTTCATTGATAACGATTTTCCAAAGATTTTAGGTGCGGAGCTCTACCGTCCCCATCCTGCTTACATCGCTGAAATGGCGGTTGAGCCCGTGGTAGTCCACGACTTCACCCGTCAGCCTGGTCAAACCGTTCAGCTGGATCGCTACAAGTTCTGGGGTACCCCTGGTACTAAGGACAGCCGTGAGCGCATCGCTGACCAGACCATCGGTACTGCCAACAGCCGCAACATCACCAAGGAGAAGGTGCTTGTTGTGCTGAAGGAATACACCGGTCCTGCGGACCCGGGCGATCCGACCCAGCCCAGCACCTTCAAAATTGCTCGTGAAACCCTGGTTACCGCCCAGCGCCTGCTGCTGGACACCGGCAACCTGAACATGTTCCACCAGAGCATCGGTTCGCTGACCCTGCTCGACGACTATCGCCGTTGGCGCGACCGCGTCTTTATTGACGAACTCTCTAAAGCTGAAGCCAATGGTGCCGCTTCCTCCACCCAGGGCGGTTACTATTTCGCTGGTGGTAAGACCAAAGACTCTTCTGGTCGCGTGTCTTACAGCACCGCCGAGTACGGCAATGAAGTGCAGCAGTTCCAGGTGCGTACCGACCTGTTGACCGTGGTCAAGGACCTGCGTAAGCGCAACGTCCCCACTTTCGCTGATGGTCTGTATCGCTGCATCTGCGATCCTACCTTCATGATGCACCTGCGTCGTGATCCTGACTTCCGTGAGATCGCCCGCTACAGCGGCAACCCTGGCCAAGGCATGTACATGGGCAACCCCATGATGCCTAACAACGCCAGCTTCTACATGGGTCCCCAAGCTGGTCAGGCTTACTTCCTGGCTGGTGAACCCGTGATGCCCACCGGCGTTCAGTTTGAAGGCGTTAAGTTCTACGAGTCGACCAACTTCCCGATCAAGAACGTGACCGCCTCTTTCGATGGTGGTTCCGCCTACGCTTCCAAGGAAGTTGCCCAAGGCTACTTCTTCGGTCCTCAGTCCATCGGTGTTGGCATCGGCGGCCCGAACGCTCAGGTGCTCATCAACAACAACGACGACTTCAGCCGCTTCATCATCCTGATCTGGCAACTGTACGCTGGCTTCGAAATCCTGAACAAGGACTTCGTGACTACCGCCTACAGCTTCGTTCAAGATGATGGCGACATCTGATAGTTAAATACATACCTTATACCTAGGAAAAGATAAATGACCTATTTGTCTGCTAAGAAAATCTACCCCGGTAACTGGGCAGAGCCCCTGAACGGTTGGTACAAGAACATTGATGCCGACTACGCAGGTGTTAATGATGGTTCCAAGGGTGGCCCCACTTCGGTGCTGGCCATCCCTGGCTACCGCTACTTCCAGCAGCGTGGCTATGTGCCCGTGAACGCTACCTCTGGTGGCGGCGCAATCGGCACCGGCAACGTGATCGTTCCTTCGCCTTACCGCCAGGACGACACCCGCCCCGACATCACCGGCATGGTGATCTCTGGTAGTGCCACCCTGCCTGCTTATGTGTATCGCGCTACCGTATCCGTGGCTTCTGGCTGGGGCGACGGTCGTGTGGCTTCCGGTGTGTATGCCGCTACCGGTAACGTGATCAGCTTCTGCCGCGATTCCAGCGGTCCTGTGGCTTCCACAGGCGTTGGTGAATCTGTGGCTCAGGCCAACCTGGCTTCTACCACCTCCGGCTCCCAGCCCGGCGAAGTCTTCTTCGCTGGTGGCTCGG